ATCGACAAGTTCCAGGAGAAGGCGGAGAGCATCCTCCAGTGGTTCCCCGAGGGGTCTCACGACTTACCCGTCCGGCGGCCGAAGGCACTCTTCGAAGGTGACGGTTTCACGATCTTCACCTCCGACTCGGAGTACGTGAAGCCGTCCGTGATTATGGGCAACGTCCAGTACCCGATCGACTTCGACAACGTGATCGAGCCGATCACGGGGCTGCGCTTGGTGCCGTTCGTCATCTGGGCCCCGATGGGTGCAGTCAGCTTCTCGACGTCGCGCGAGGAGATGAACTACGACAAGCCGACGACCGACTTCATCAACAAAGCTCTCCAGGATATGGTCGCGAGCATCGACGAGTACGTCGGTGACATCCTCCGTTCGATCACGAGCCCCGGAGCATTCCAGGAGGCGCTGGAGCAGCTCACCAGCTACTACGGCGCGACCAACGGCGATCTCAGCCCCTTCAAGAGCATCTACAAGTACCGCGGAGATTGGGTGACCAGCCAGTACAACGGCTACGTCCCAGAGCGATTCGCTGGGCGCTCCCTCACGTTCTCCCGGGGGTTCATCAACCCTCACGGTGCCGACCTCGTGCTCATCACCAACGGTGGCGACGTCCTCACAACGAACACCAAGCGCATTGCCAAGTATCACCGCGTGAAGTACGTCGTCGGGAGCGGCAACCATAAGCTCCGCAAGAAGGAGATCAAGTTCGTTCGCGATCACGTTGCCAGCGGCACGTTCAGCACCGCCGTGTACGTCGCGAACCCCCGCGACGTTCGCGAGTACCTCGGTGGTGCGGTTAATAATCTCGTCCGCATTGACCAACTCGGCTCACCGTCCACGGAGTGGAAGGGCAGGGTTGCAAGCGACCCGGAGGAAAAGGTCTACTTCGCGTTCGACTACTCGTTTACCGGGCGGCGGTCGGCGAAGTCTCCGATGAGCCTCGAGAAGGTCAGCAAGGTGGAGAAGTTGTTCAAGCCCTCGAGGAAGGTGTTGTACTGCCTCGTGAAGCGCGGCACTCCGCTGATCGGTGTCGAGAAGATGTCCGCTTACTGCAAGCACTTTGTCAATCAAGATGCCATCATCATCGGACTCCGCGAGTGGCAGCTCAAGAAGTGGCGGGATCGCGGCGATGTGATCGAGCTCGTCGATGAGCACGTCGCGAAGATCGAGTCCGAGTTCTCCACCGACAAGATCGCCGCGGTCCGGTCCGCGCAGGTCGCCCGGAATGCGTCGGCGGTGAAGCAGCTGGAGATCTTCACGTTCGACAAGCGGGCCAGGGAGATCATCGAAGAGCTTGACGGCGCGTCAGTTCTCCCAGCCGACGTCGACGCGAGGGAGTTCGCTTTCTTCTGCCAGACGACTGTCGGGTTTCCCACGACGTACTCGCACCTCATCGCCGAGGCTGAGGACATCATCGAACGGCTCCGCCAGGACGACAACGTCGACTGGTTGCTCCGCATGAGCCGGTACAACCCGGAGGCTCACGCGGTCCTCAGGGAGCTCCTCGAACTGCGCAGCAAGGTGCAGTCAGCGAACTGAGAGTTTACACCGTACGCGTTCCGTATTATAATTGACCATCTTCAACTGAACGGAGGTCTCTCATGACCAAGCGCATCCCGGTAGTCATCAGCGCGAAGTCGGCTACGGCGTTCTTCCAGGAGGGACCCCTCACGGTCGACGACTCCAACCCCAACTTCCGTGAGTTCGTGGACCTCCTCCACCGCATGGAGTACGACAAGGCGCAGATCGTGGGGAACCGCAAACGCGGAGCCACGATGATCGCCGGCGATGTGGTCACGGTCTCCGGCAACAAGGTCTTCTACGGCACCATGGAGCTGCGCGGCTCGCTCGTCGACCGCATTCTCGAGCTCAAGCTCGCCAACCACGACTTCGAGCCGATGCGGCTGTTCCTCGAGAACTGCCTGCAGAACCCGCTCCTCAAGCACGACGAGCTCTTCGAGTTCCTCGAGCACAGCGGCGGTTTGCCGATCACCGAAGACGGCTGCTTCCTCGCTTACAAGAAGGTCCGCCCGGATTACTACGACATTTACAGCGGCCGGATGCTGAACAAGCCCGGCGAGTGGGTGTCCATGCCGCGCGAGGATGTCGATCCAGACCGGTGCCACGAGTGCTCAACGGGTCTGCACTTCTGCAGCTTCGGGTACCTCGACCACTACGCCAGCTACCAGGACTACCGTATCGTCGTGGTGAAGATCAACCCGGCTGACGTGATCGCCATCCCGCGCGACTACAGCTGCTCGAAGGGTCGCACCTTCCAGTACCTGGTCGTCGACGAGATATCCAGAGACCGCGCGAGCGCCGGTTGGGATGACCCGGTCGTAAAGGCCGAGCCGCACGACGTGGACGGTCTGCACCTTGACCTGCCTCAGTACGAGGTTGACCCGCCCCTGGTGGTCACCTCGTCTCCCAGGGTCTTCAAGACTCCCGCGGAGCTCGACGCTGCGCTGTGCAACTGGAACTACAGCGACGCTGTGGTCAAACGCCTCTCCGCCATCGCGAATCTCCTCTACGAGAGTGAGAAGTCGCTCAGCCCGTCCGAGATCGACGATGAGCTGTTCAAGCTGAACGACCCCGATGGCGACGAGAACGAGCGGTGGCGCGGCACCAAGCGCGTCTGCTCCGACCTTAAGAAGCTGGCCACCTGGGGCGTGGTTACCAAGCTCTTTCGTGGCGAGCACCTGAACCGTAGCGACGAGGACAACGAGCGTCTTGCCGTTACCTATACCTGGGCTCGCTGAGCCCAGGGGACACGGGCGCCCAGCTGCCCATCACTTCAGCACTAGAGGCATCACATGGCTATGGCTAACCAGAACCTGAGGATGGTCGAGATGACCGAGGAGCACAGGAAGTTCTCGGTCGATCTTGACCAGACGATGGGCGCCCTGATCGACAGGAATCCCTCCATCGGGCTCGACGAGCTCATCATCTTCTTCGCCCGTTATGTCGCGTCGCTCGCCGAGAGCATCGGCATGGGCGAATATACCCAGGGCTTAAAGGCCTGCTTCACTAGCAACTTTGACGCGGCGATGGCCGCCCTCACGGGCGTGCACCCGGCGCCTGACGACTCGGCGCCGACGATCACGAACCTCAACTAGGACTACTCATACCCATACCCCGCGAGCGTCATAGATACCCTGGAAAGGGTCTCGAAACTAAATGGCGCTCGCAAACATCGCTCAGATGTCCGTGGCCGTGGCCCCGGGCACTGGCACTTCGATCAGCCTGGACACCGCCGTCACCGGGTACGTGGACTTCGACACGGCCGGGGTGTCCGACGGCCAGATCGTCTCCTACTCGATCGAGGACGGCGTCAACCGAGAAGTCGGGCGTGCCCAGTACGTCGCTGCCTCCACGGAGCTCATCAACCGGACCCCGATCCTGAGCACGGCCGGCGCCGGCGTGCCGATCAACGCCACCATCAACGCCAAGGTCTTCGTCTCGGTCCTCAAGGAGGACTTCGATGACCTGCTCGCGGACATTGCGTCGCGCCAGCCTCTCTCGCAAAAGGGGCAGGCCAACGGGTATGCGTCCCTCGACGGCGGCGGGAAGGTGCCCGTCGCACAGATCCCCATCATTGCTGCGACAGGGGTGAGCTTCACCCCATCCGGGGGAGTCCAGGCCGGCAACGTCCAGTCCGCGATCCAGGAGCTCGACACCAAGAAGGTCGCGAAGTCCGGGGACACGATGACCGGCAGCCTGCTGGTCGGGCTCACCTCCCTCGTCGCCGGAATTGCTGGCCGTCTCTACGTGGCCATCAGGGGGCCCTCAGCGGGCGGTGGAATCGAGTTCTCCACGGACCAGGCGGACGCTAACGGGAACACCGTAGGCATCATCCAGTGGGCCGACAAGAACTCGACGGCCACTGAGAAGCGTGTTGCCGCGATCGTCGGCGAGCTTGAGGGGGACACCAGTAACAACCGCGGCGGCCGCATTGCCTTCAGCACAAAGGCGAACAATTCCAATACGTTCGTCGAGGTGATGCGCATCAACAGCGCACAGCGGGTGCTCATCGGGACGTCATCCGACAACGGCCGGGACAAGTTGCAGGTCAGCGGAACTGGATCGTTCTCCGCGCTCGAAGTCGTGGGGAATGTTGGCAACGACAGGCCGCTCGTATTCAGGACAGGGGCCAACGCTCGGTGGAGCATCTCAGCCAACCCAGGGGCGGAGACTGGTTCGAACGCGGGCTCGGACTTCGTCATCAGGCGCTTCAACGACTCCGGGGTCTCCATCGGGACTGCCCTCAGTATCAGCCGCGCGAACGGCGCGATGATAGTCGGGCTCGGGTTCGACGGGCGGGTCGCCTTCGACGAGATCACTGGCAACGGGGCGATCAACATCGGCGCGCCCGGCCGGGTCAGTGCCGGGACCCCGTTCATCGACTTCTACTCCGCAGCCGGGACCACCAACTACGGCGCGCGGATCATCGTGTCCGGCGGGACGGCCGCCCAGGGGTCAGCAGTCCTTGACATCCGCGCGGCTGAGGTTCAGCGGAACGGACAGAAAATACTTACAGAGGCGGAGACGCGAAACATCGCAGCCGCGATGGCCATTGTGCTGGGCTAAGGAGGAGAGATGGCTTTCAAATCAATCGAGGCGGTGGCCGTCGGGACTACGGCGACCCAACTGTCGTCCGGTGGGTCCCCGTATCAGACTCCGGCCGGGAAGATCGACATCCTCATCGGCTTCCAGCTGTCGAACAGGTCGAATAACACGATCACCGTCGACGCGTACCTGAAGCGCGGGGGCAACAACATCTACCTTGTCCGGGGCGCGATCCTCGTGGCCGGCGGCGCCGAGGACGTCGTGGGCGGCAAGCAGATCATGCAGGCAGGCGACCAGCTGTGGGTCGTTTCGAGTGTTGCCGGGTCGCTCGATGCATGGGCCTCGTTCATGCAGGACACCGCGTAACATGAAGATCGGCAACGCCTCCTCCCCGCAGCCGCTCAGTCCGAAACGGTTCCAGGTGACCGGCAATGGAGTCTATCAGAAGCTCGCCGGCCGCCAACCGTCCATAAATTTCACGATGACCCAGCCGGTGTCTGGAATAACCGCGTCAACGATCCATGTTGACTCAGTCACGTTCCAACACTCGAGCACGAACAGCCTGCGAACTACGGCTATTGAAGCCGACGTGGAGATCTACTAATGGCAGCAAAGATCGGGAACGAGCCGAGCATGGGCGTCCGCCAGGTCTTCGTCTTCTTCCCGACGGAAGGCGCGACCTCGGTCTCCGGGCTCGACGCGAACGGCGCGAATCTGAGCTACGAACCGTTCTCGCCGCCGAACGTCTATCTCAACGGTGTGAAGCTCGTGTCCGGTCATGACTACGTCGCGACGACTGGGAGCAGCATCACCGGCATCGCACCGATGCATGCTGGGGACGTCGTGGTCGTCGAAGTGTTCGGGACCTGGTCTCCGGCCGACGCTTACACGAAGGCTGAGGCGAACGCCCAGTTCCTCCAGAAGACCGGCGGCTCCCTGACCGGCTCTTTGCTGGCCATCAACGCGCTGATCGCTCAGGCCACGGCCAACAGCAACGCGTATGTCTGGCTGAGGAACGCCGATGGAAAGAACCGCGGTCTCGTGTATTGGGACCGCAACAACGGCGTTGTCGTCCTGCGTGTCTATGCCGATGACGGAAACGGAAACGACATCGCCGCCGGAAGCCTCGTGCTCTATCCCAACGGCACGATGACCTTCAACGGCTATACGGTCTGGCATAGCGGCAATCTCGACCCGTGGGCCTCGATTCCGCTCCGGGTGCCGATCCCTGTGTTCGACCATCTCGGCGGAGGAGCCCCGCCCACCGACAAGTGGTACCGCTATGTGAAGCTGACGGCCGGTGAGACGGGGGCGGGGCAGTACAATCAGGGTGTGTTGACGAGCGAGAGTGTCTCTGGCTCAGCACCGCTCGTCAATGCAACGGCGGTCATTAATCTCCCATCGTCGCCGATACACGGGCAAACCGTCAGGCTCATCAACACCGAGCGTCGCTTCATTCGTGCGGGCTCGTCCGGCGTGCTTCAGGACGACGCCATGCAGACCCACTCGCACCCCTACACCGTACCCTTCGGGATGGGTGGCGCGACGGGCGGTGCTACGCAATTCTACTGGTCTGTGACCACCTCTAACACGGCCAACAACAACGGGCGGACGGACAGCGAAACACGTCCCCGCAACATCGGTGCCACCTACTACATGAGGATTTTGTGATGCCGTGGGCAACTAACGGGCAGATCAGCACGTCGCCGATTGATGGAGGAATCGAGATCACGGACGCGGACTATCAAGCCGCGCTCGATGGCATCGCGGCAGGTAAAATTGTCAGCATCGAGGGCGGCGTTTTCGCCCTTGTTGATCCCCTCCCGCCCGAGCCGGAGCCTGAGCCAGAACCACCTCTCCTTGATTCCCTGCGACCGCTCACGGCGCGTCAATTGCGGCTCGGGCTGGTCCTCAATGGCATCAGCCTGTCGTCGGTCGAGGCGGCCATCGACGCGATTGAGGATGAGACCGAACGCGAGATGGCGCGGATCGAATGGGAGTACTCGACGATCTACGAGCGTGAGCATCCTCTCGTCAATCAGATCGGTGCCGCGCACGGGCTGACGCCAGAGCAGATCGACGCCATGTGGGCGGAGGCCGCCGCGCTATGACGACCGCCCTTCTCGCGCTGCTCGCCGTCCGATGCTCGAAGCGCTCGACGTCGAGTGGTTCCGCGCGGCGGAGTCCGGTGACAGCGAGGCGATGGCCGACGTGGCGTACCGCAAGCAGGCCCTTCGCGACGCCCCGAACGACCCCAGGATCGAGTGGGCCGAGACAGTTGAGGAGCTCGAGGCCCTCACCATCGAGGAGCTTGTAGCCGAATGATCACGAAGCTCGCAATCGTCACGCTGTGCGCTGCGCTCAACCGGGCGCGCGGCGACTCCCGTTGGATGGGCAAGACCGACGAGGACGGAGACGGGTACCTTCCGGGGCACGCCCGGTTCTATGTCTCGGCAGCGATCGCGCTCGTCGCATGGCTCGCGGGACACTCAGTCACCGTCTCGGCACTCGTAGGCGCGGCGTTCCTCGCCTGGTGCTGGGCGCCTTGGGGATACCTCCAGCTCCTGGGCAGACCAGCACCTGAAGGGAAAGTGCCTACTGGTATCGAGAAAGCGCTGCTGAGGGCCTCCGGCGGTAACGTTCATGTGGCGCTATTTCTCCGACATGCCGCTGTTCTCCCAGGTGCCGCCCTGTTGTTCGGGTGGCTTGGCCCGACGGTCGCCTTCGTCTTTGCGGTCCTTGCCGTCGGAGGATACGAGCTCGGGTGGAAGTACGCGCCGCGCGCGCCGATACTCGTCGGAGAGCTTTACGCCGGGCTCATGTGGGGCGTGATGATCGTAACGGGGACTGCGCCATGGTTCGCATGATCGTTGTACTACTCGCTCTGGTCCTGTCCGCGTGCGCGACGGGGTCGAATTTTAGTGGGGACCCGACCGGAATCGCGCACTTCGGCCGAATGATGACACAGTTCTGACGATATAGATTACCAGCCCGCGAGAATAAGAGAGGGGTCAACCCTCCGGCGGCGGGCTCCCACTACGAGAGGCGCAGTTGTCCAACTTCATCGTCCAGAACTTCGCCGGTTCGGACGGCGCCAAGTGGTTCATCGGCGTCGTCGAGGACCGAAACGACCCGCTCCAGATGGGGCGGCTCCGCGTGCGAATCCACGGCGCCCACGTGGACGACAAGTCACTCATTCCTACGAGCGAGCTCCCCTGGGCCATGCCGGTCATGCCCCTCACGGGCGGGGGCGTGTCGGGCGTCGGCTCCACAGTCGACGTCATGGTCGGGGCGTGCGTCGTCGGCTTCTGGCTCGACTGGCCGGACTGTCAGATGCCCGCGATCTGGGGCACGTTTCCGCAGATCGAGGGAACCCCCGGAGCTCCCGGGACCCTTCACCAGCAGGGCAACCGGATCAACGACGTCATCCAGAACGGGGACGTCGGGGGCGCCGGCACGATCGTTCCGACTGGTGAGGGGCCGCAGTGGCTACGCATCGCGCGCGGCGAACTCGCAAAGGGGGTCGCGGAGTGGAAGGGGTCTGCTCACAACCCGGAGGTCCTGAAGTACGGCAAGGAACTCGGGTTCACGACGGACGACAGCGAGCATCCGTGGTGCAGCGCGTTCGTGCGGTGGTGTCTGAAGAACGCTGGCGCGGACGTAACCGGGATCACCGGCCTCGCAAAGAGCTCGCTGACGGCGCCCGGGCTGGAGCCGATCACCGAGCCAGTCCTCGGTTGCGTCGCGGTGTATACCCGGGGCGGATACTCGAAGAGCAGCATCTACGGCCACGTCGGCTTCTGGCTGAAGCGCGAGGGCGGGATTGATACGATCATCAGCGGGAACACCGGCGATAGAGTCGCCGTATCCACCGAGTCAGTCAATAAGTGCTGCGGGTACAGGTGGCCGCGAGGGTTCCCGAAGTCTTAGTCGCTATCAGTGAACGAGCACTTACCTGTCGTGAACCCGAGCGATACAGTAGTCATTGACAGCTGTGGTCGCGATCACGACGAAGTTCCTCAATCCGGGCGAGGATCTCGCGCCGCTCATCGTCGTCGGCGCTTCTCAGCGCCATAAAAAGACGTTGGAGTTCCCACTTCCGCTCGATCTCCTCGCGGAGTTCAGCGGCCGCACCCCTGGTGTCGTAGTAGTGAGTGTTCCTTCGCATATCAATAAGATATCACAGCTGGCGCGGAAAGTAAACAGAAATGACGATCGAACCGAAGAACCCGAAGCAGAGTGACGAGCAGTTCCTCATCGACGCGCTGATCCCGCACCGGCAGGGGGTGATCCAGGAGACCGAGAAGACTGCAGACTATTCAGTCTTCCAGGCGTTCGACAGGATCGGCGCCGGGATCAGCAAGACCCTCGGGTGGGGTGACAGCGTCCTCAGCGGGCGAGTCGGCGGGCTCGACGCAGTCAGAGAGATCACGTCCAAGGTCACGGGCGGATCGATGACGCTCGGTGACTTCGGTCGTCAGCACGGCGAAACTCCGAACCGGGAGGAGAACCTCAACCCGCTCGGCATCCCTGAGACGGTGGTGGGGATCGCCCAGAGGCTCGCGAGCGCTGGCATTACCGACGTCTCGGCCGACGACCTCCAGGCTGACATCGATCGCATGCGCCTGGGCGTCTACCAGTTCCTCGGCCGGATCCGCGAGTTCCTCACGACCTACAACGAACAGTACCGGGACAAGATCGAGCCCTCCTTGGAGGGCGGGCCCTCGTCGCACGAGACGCTGCTCCGCCTCCTCCAGGGTTTCCGCACGATCTTCGACGGGTCGTCGGTGATCGACGCGAGTGTCCACCGAGACGTCGAGACTCAGCTGTTCAGGATCCAGACCCATCTCAACTCGACGATCATCCAGATCGACAACGTTATGCAGGAGGGCGTAGGCCAGTCTGTCCAGGTCGCCCTCACGTCAGTGCGCGGCTCTCTGTCGTCTCTCTACCAGGAAGCCGGGGTCCTCATTAGGACGTACAGCGACGTCACGGCGTTCAGCGAGTTCGACGTGCGCGACCTCGACCCGTCTGCGGGGGCGTTCGCCTCGGCGTCCGTTCCGTTCGACGTGCTCGGATGGCAGTCAGCGAGGGAGAGGGGGCGGTCCAACTTCCTCGACGACCCGACATTCCGCACGTTCAGGAAGACGTACGTTCAGCACGCGCTGTCCAGCTACCCGAAGATCGCAACCGACTTCGGTAACAAGGGTGAGTCAGAACGCGATGTCGTTCAGCGGGTCAACGACCAGGTCCCCACGTTTGAGAGCGCGACCGGGTCGATCGGCTCCGGTGACAAGGCCCAGGGGGACAAGTCGATCGAAACGGTTCCCGCGCCGGACGACGTGAAGGGTCCTGTCGGCCCGCTTGACGAGTCCAGGTGGGAGACGTACAGGAACGTTCTCGGCAAGAGGGAGTCCAATAACGACTACTCGAAGGTCAACACGATTGGCTTCAGTGGACGGTGGCAGTTCGGCGGGCCGGCCCTCGCGGACTTCGGGTACGTCCGCCCGGGCACCTCGACGCGCAGTCTCCGCCTGGACTCGGTGTGGACCGGGAAGGATGGGATCTCGACGCATCAGGACTTCCTCAGCAACAAGGGCAATGTCCAGGACAGGCTCCTGGTCGCCTACACCAGGAGGAACTACAAGACCCTCCTGAAGATGGGAGTCATCACGACGTCGTCAGACCCGTCGGTCGTCGCCGGCTATCTCGCGGTCGCGCACCTCCTCGGCCCGGGCGGTGCCAGGAAGCTTGCTAACGGAATGGACAACGCTGACGGGTTCGGCACCAGGGGCTCGTCGTACTACAACATGATGAAGTCCGCGATCGCGAGCGGCGTCCCTTCAAACGAGACGACCCAGGCAGTCGCCGCCGCGGGCGGGACCCCAGAGCAGCAGCTGGCCGCGTTCGTCGGGTCCTCGACTCTCATGGACGGCGCGCCGATCACGTTCCCGCGCGGCGACAGCGCGAGCCCGCGGTATCCGTACGCCAGTGTGAAGACGTACGAAGCCGGACACTTCAAGGAGTACGACTCTACTCCGGGTAACGAGCGCATCCAGGAAAAGCACCGCACGGGCACCGGGTACGAGATCGACGCCAACGGCCGGATGAAACAAATCGTCGTGACCGACATGTACACCGCCGTGCTCGGCAACGACTACATCATGGTGAAGGGGCATGTGCACATCGTCGCCCATGGCGATGTCGGGATCAACGCCGGCGGCAACGTGAACGTGAACTCCGGGAACGACCTGAACATCGTGTCCGCAGGGAATGTCAACTTCGACATAGCCGGGGACCTCAGGATGAATATCAAGGGCTCCAAGTTCGAGACTGTCGCCGGAGACAGCGCCGAGTCGATTGACGGCTTCAAGAAGTCCGGCATCGCCGGCGACTACCAACTCGAGTCTGCGAGCGTCAACATGGCCGCCCGTGACACCCAATTCAATGTCTCGGCCAAGACCGATGTGAACATCTACGGGCTCGGGAACGCCCACCTGCTCGGCAAGGCCAAGGTCATGGTGACGTCTAAGGGCGACACGGTCGTGTCGTCCGGGGCGACGGTCGGCGTGTCTGGCGCGACCGTGGGCATGCGGTCCGGCGGCCAGCTCGGTGTCAAGGCTGGAAGCTATGTCCTCGACGCCGGCTCGGTAAGCCTGAAGTCTGGCAGCGAGATCCAGGTGTCTCCGCAGGTTTCCCATGCTAACTGGGCGGAGCAGGCCGGCAGAGCCGGCGTGGCACCTCCGGGGCCCGCGTCAGTCGCGAAGCCCGCGGACGGCACGAGCAGCTACACCTATGTCAAGGAGAGCGAGGACGACCAGCGTCAGCAGAAAATCGGCGAGGAGTCATTCATCAAGGACTTCGAGAAGTTCAACCCGCTGGCATCCGGCAAGACTCAGGGTCACGGAGGCGGGCAACCTGGTTCGGGGTGGGATGGCACCGGATACAAGTCCGGGATCGTGGATGTGTGACCGGTCATGGAGCGGAGCTCCCATACGGATGGTCTTCAAATCCGTATGAGAATGCTATGAGGTTTTCTTGATCTTTTCTTCTTCTTATTAATAGCATTCTCATACGGATTTGAGGAAATCCGTATGGCCCTTCGGGCTGGCGGTTGAACCCTCCGGGACTATCGCTCCGCGAACCATCCTATTATTCTCATACGGATTTGGAGACTATCCGCATGGCTGCTTTCTGGCGCGGTAGATAGCCTAAACGGAATTCAGGATTGCCACTCGTAGCGACCACTAGGAATTGGAGGGACATCGACCTCACTCTCGCGAGAGTGCCGAGGACTGGCGACGTGCTGACCAAGTCCGGAGTCGACGCCGTGCGCCAGCACCTGCGGCACCTCCTGCACCTCAACAAATACGACGTGCCGTTTCACCCGGAGATCTCGGCGGGCTTGACTGAGTCACTCTTCGAGCTCAATACCGGGTTCAGCGATATCATTATCGAGAAGAAGATCCGGAACCTGGTCGAAGCCCAGGAGCCAAGGGTGACTCTCCTCCCACAGAACGACAGCGACCCATCGAGGAGCGGCGTGCACGTCTCCATTAACCGGGACGGGTCCGAGGTCACGGTCACTCTGCGGTTCACGTACTCCGACACGACCGAGGTGGTCACGTTCAAGACAGTGCTGAAAAGGGTCAGGTAGGATGGCAGAGAACCGCCGCATCGTCGAACTCGACTTCGATGACGTCTACAAGAACTTCGTCGAGGCGATGAAGTCTCAGGAGTTCTTCCAGGGGTACGACTTCGCAGCGTCCGGCCTCTCGGCGCTCATGCAGCAGCTCGCATACGATCAGCATTACTCCGCGTTCTACGGAAACATGCTGTACAGCGAGAGCTTCACCGACTCTGCCCAGCTCAGATCGTCGATCACGTCCCACGCGAAGAACCTGGCATACACCCCGCGCAGCACCACCGCCGCGAGGGCGACCGTTCGCATCACAGTGTCCGCGAGGAATGGCATTGACCCGCCGCCGACACTCGTGCTCGACAAGGGCGCACTGTTTACCGGCAGCAACTCGTCCGATACCACCGGCGCGCTGCCAGTCATGTTTATGAACACCTCGGCGATCGTCTCGACCGTCGCTCCCGGCCAGAGCCACGTGTTCGACAACGTCGTCCTCTACCAGGGTCAGTACCGGGTGTTCGAGTGGACGATCGACGAGACAGACGCCGACCAGCAGCTGGTGCTCCCGAACGACCGGATCGACACCTCCCTCCTCGAGGTCTACGTCCAGGAGGGGTCGGATGACACGAAGACCTTCCGGTACTCCCGCGTAGATGACATCGTGGAGCTCAATGCTGAAAGCCGAGTCTACTTTCTCGAGGAGACTGCGTCCGGCAGGTTCAGGATCTACTTTGGGAACGGTGTGTTTGGCCGGCGCGTCCCTCACGGGAAGGTCGTCCGAGCGGTATTCTTCGAGACGGACGGCGCCGACGGGAACGGGCTCAACCAGTTCGAGCTGACCCGTCGCGCTGACAACTCTGCCGGATCCCAGCTGCTGGACTACACCGTGCACGTGAGCACTGTGACTCCCAGCACCGGCGGGGCGCCGCCGGAGAGCATCGAGAGCATCCGGTTCGCAGCTCCGAGGAGCTTCAGCGCCCGCAAGCGCGGCCTCACTCCCGAGGATTGGGAGGTCGTGATCAAGTCGAACTTTAGCGACGTGTCGAGCGTCCGCGTGTGGGGCGGCGAGGACACCCAGAAGCCATTTGGCAACTTCGGCCGCGTCTACATCGCGATCAACCCGAAGACCGGAGGTGTCCTGTCCAAGACCAGGAAAGCCGAGATTCAGGCCGAGTGCCGCCGCAGGTTCCGGATCGCCGGTATCGAGCCTATCGTGGTCGACCCTGAGCATGTCTATGTGGCCACGAGCGTCACCGTCCGCGCTGACCCCGCTAACTCGATCATCGACACGACGACCCTGCAGAAGACCGTATACGACGCTATCATCGCGTACTCCGACGGGAACCTCGGTGAGTTTGGCAAGAGCTTCGAGTACTCGCGGTTTGTTGCAGCAATCGACGCCTCTGACCCGGCGATCTCGAGCACGACTGCCACTATCGAGATGCAGTCCAGACTCCCGGTGTACCTTAACGCCGTGTCAGACTACATGTTCAACTACCAGAACCCGTTCCGGCCGGGCACGATCAGGTCGAACCAGATCACCGTCGACGGTCTCGACGTCTACATCGACGACGATGGCGAGGGTCGCCTCCGCTTTTACCGGATCGAGGGGACGACCAAACGCATCGTTAACAGCTACGCCGGCACATGCGACTACAACAGTGGCGGCATCATCCTCCCGGTTAGGATCACGCGGGCTGACCCGGTCACGCATGACCTCCGGATCTCGTGCGTGCCGGTGTCCCAGAACATCTTCGCGAGGTCGAATAAGATCATCCACATCGACTCCGAGAACGTCAACATCGCCGTGGAGATCGTCAGGTGAGGATTGTCAAGAAGCTCACGGCGCGCAACGACGGCGAAATCCTGATCGACGGCGAGGCCGGGGTCACCGGCTTCGATGCGTACTACGGCCACACGCTTGTGCTCGACGTCGACATCGAGGACAACCCGATCCTCGGTCCCGACGCAATGTGCTGGCTGTCGTGCGACAAGGAGTGCCTTGACATCATCAACGTCGCCGACGGGTCGAACATCACGAAGTTTCCGATCCTGTCGACGCTGCTCGGGTTCCCGAAGCCGTCCGAGGTCGGGGGGTCCGGCACGATCATCATGGACTTCTCGCAGGCGACCATCGAGTCGATGGCCGAATTTGAGATCGCGACGATGCTTCAGGATCCCGATCCGACGCTCCCGCAGATCGCGATCCAGTCGAACGGCGAGCGGTACCTCCCCGGCGCGGACTTCACGACGGAGCTCGCCGGCGACGCATCCGGCATCTACGTTCGGTTCGCGGCGTCGCGGTTCCCGAAGACCGGAGACGCGATCCGGCTCAAGTGGGATCTCCCGGAGTTCGTCGAAAACAACGGCGTACGCCGCGGCCAGATCATCGTGACCCCAACGGCTGACACCCACTGCAAGACGATCTGGATCCGGGTGAACGAGCGCCACGAGCCCATCGCAATTAGACTGCGCCGGGAGAAGAGCTTCCAGCTCGCTCCGGGCACGATCTACTCGTTGCCCGACTACATCCGGGACACCGAGGGCGAGTCCGTGTCGACACTACTCCAGCTCGTGCGTGACTACCACGGTCAGCGCGGCGCGGGACGTGACGTCCTCCTCGGGCCCATGATCAGGGATACGGATAGCGCCGACCCGCAGACACTCAACAACCTCCGGAAGGAGCTCGCGTCCTTCCTCATCGAGGGCGCTCCAGCCGATACGGCGACCATTATCAAGCGCGCCAAGGACTTCTACGAGAACCGCGGCAATCCTCTGAGCTTCGACTTCCTGTCTCGGGCTAACTTCGGGGAGCCAACATCCCTCTCGTATCCTCCAGAACGGCTCCTCCGCGGATCGGACTCCATGTGGTGGCAGGGCATCAGCCTCAAGGGTGTGTCGGTTCTCCAGAGCTTCTCGGTCTTCCCGAGCCATAAGAACCGGGTGAAGCGAGAGCTCAGCCGCAGTAACGACCCAGACGACACGTTTGGCGACGCGTCCCTCCTCCTTGAGCTCGTCGGAACCCGTATCAGGGGGCTCAGCTCTGGTGCGACGGCTATCGTTGAGGCGGTAGACCAGCTGACGTACGGCTCGACGCTTGTGACTAACCTGACCCTGACGGACGTTGCCGGCAAGTTCGCCGTTAACGAGCTGGTTTACCCGATGTCCGGTCTAGACCTCTCCGGTCGGCAGGGCAAGGCCGCGTTGCACTCCAATTACTTCATGTTCGTCGGGTCACAAGTGACCTCGCTCGAACAGGTCCAGTTCGGGTTCCCGGTCCCCGTCGGGGCGAACGTGATCTTCAGTCCTGACAACGGGGCTAGGGCGATCGTGTCGAAGGTCGATGAGAACGGCCACGCCATCGCATTCCAGATCCTTGACAGCGGGTGGAACGCCCAGGAAACGGGGTCGACCGCGGCGATCACCTTCACCATCGGGTCCGAGACAGTTGCTGGCTATGAGCATAACGCCGCGCTCGGCGTCTATCCGCTGGGAACGGCACCGCTCGGCGGCGCGTACAAATTCGTCTCGAACGTCAACGCCGAGATCACCGTGTCACTCGAGACCAAGGCGACGTACGGGTCCCAGTGGTCGACGTACGGCTACTGGACGGAGGGCAGTGGGTTCCTCAGCGACGCCTACTTCTGCACCGGCGACAATTACTACTTCCAGGTCTACAGCTACGAGACAGTCTCGCGCGTACAGGAGATCGAGCTCAAGCCGGTCCTGAAGAGGCACCTCCATCCGCTCGGCTTCCAAGCCTTTCACGTTCTCGACCAGAAAAACAGCGTCGTGTCCGCGGCAGTCGACGCGAACTGCTATTACGTGCTCAACGAGCACGGACAGGCTGGCGCGTATGTCGGTCAGGACTATGACGATGATGAGCTCGACGTGTACGCCGACGGCGCCCACGTCCCGTCGGATGGCTACGTCCGGTTCGGTGAGGGGATCCGGACGAACGTCATCCTTAAGAACCCACCGGATCACCGGTATGAGGTCGTCACCTCACTCAAAGAGAGCCGCCGCAGGCCGGCTGTCAACCCGCCGTCGAACATCCTCGAGGCAGTCGACCCATTGACGATTGAGTCTGCTCCGACTCAGGACAAGTCCGAGGGCGTCGCGTTGTGGGGTGACGAAGTCGGAGAGTATATGAAGAGCCAGCTGTCCGGTCTCGACGACTACTGGTTCGTGTTCGTCACCGGTGACTCCGCCGACAACAACCGCCGGTCCTGCACCCCAGGAGCGGAGATTGTTGACGGCACTGGAATCGTCGCGACCGTCGTCGCGGGGTGGACCGACGTGGCGAACGACATCGTGTACGCCGTCCTCGCCTTCGCCACCGAGCAGGACGCCCTCGACTTTGAATTCTTGACAGCCCAGCGGCGGGTGTGAACAGATACCCATCAGGAGACTAACGTGGCCAGAGAACTCCCGTCCAGGAAGACGATCTTCACTCCAGCGGGCCGAATTAGGAACGCGCGCGAATTTGTCGAAGCTTCGACTCGCTCGAGAAGCTACATCTACGCGTTCATCGGGAAGATGTCTCCGTGGGAGACCCGCGCTCCTGTCAATGGGATTAGCCAATCGAACCCGGCCGTTGTCACGTCATACTCCCACCCGTTCACCGAGGACCAGGCAGTCATCATCAGCGACGTGATGGGTATGTCGCAGATCAACGGCTACGGCGGCGTGCCGATCCGGATCCAGAACGTCACCGAGGACACGTTCGAGCTCGTCGGTGTCGATTCGACCTCGTTCGGGACGTACTCCGGCGGCGGCTGGATCACATCGATCGAGGACGCTGACTGGCCCGCCCCGTCGAACGCCGCGTTCGAGGCGGCTGAGGCGTTCAGGCGGTCATTCTACATGAAGAGAATCCCCGCCGCCGACATGTGCTTCGTCGTTCCGAAGTACGTCTGGACCCCCGGGACGAACTACGCACAAACCGACTATACGGACCCCCAGATCTTTGACAAGAAGTTCTACGTCGTCAACTCGGTCGGTCGCGTCTACAAGTGCCTCAGTAACAACGCGAACACAGCCTCGACCGTCGAGCCCACGTCGACGTCCCTCGCCAGGTTCACGACCTCGGACGGCTACGTCTGGAAGTACCTCTATCAACTCTCGACGGCCGACCGCCAGCGCTTCGAGACCGACGACTGGCTCCCTGTCCGCATCAAAGAGTACGACGACGGGTCCGACCAGTGGGACATCCAGCAGGCTGCCCGTCCAGGGACCCTGGACGCGGTCGTCGTAATTGACGGCGGGCAGAACTTCACCAGTACCGGCGCGACATTCACAATCGTCGGCGACGGCACTGGCGCGAGGGTCAGCATCCCGGCCGCCGGTGTTGACTCGTCCGGGCGGATCATCAGGGTCCAGGTCGATGACCCAGGCGAGAACTACACCTGGGCGGAGATCCTCATCAGTCACCCGAACGGGCACGGCGCGCGGTTCCGGGCGGTCATCTCTCCGTTGAAGGGGCATGGGTGGAACGCCGTCGAGGAGCTCGGCGGGCGCCGCGTATTCATCGACTCCGCGTTCGACGGGGACGCCGGTGAGCTCGCCATGACCGGTAGCGACTTCAGACAGATGGGGATTGTCGCTTCCCCGCTTTCGCTCACGACCGGCCAGCCGGTGATCGGGCAGGAGTACGACCTCCGCGAAACGTTTGAACTCACGAATGTCAACGTGAAAAACCCATCCGACAACGAGCCGTTCATCGTCGGGCAGAAGATTACCGGCATCACCTCCGGCGCGACCGCCTATGTTGCTGGCGTCGGGGCCGGCTTCATCCGCGTGTGCGAGATCACCGGATCGTTCCAGACAAGCGAAACCATCGACTCGGCCACAGGTACGGCAACACTCGGCACTGTCACGCGGCCGCCGGTCGACAAGCTTAGCGGGTCCGTAATTTACCTCGAGAACCGCGGACCGACCTACCGCACGCCGACGCAGACGGAGAAGCTCCGAACCGTCATCGAATTTTGAACCGATAGATAACGGGACTGGAGAGACGCATGGCAATCCTCGATATCTTCGCGACGCCGCCATACTTTACGCGGGCGGTGAGTGACAATACCATCGCCGTGCTGTACAAGCCCGGATTCCCGGTGCAGTCTCGCGAGCTCAATGAGGTACAGATCAACCTCCTGAACCAGCTCGGTCGCTTCGCCAACCACATCTTCACGAACGGCTCGAAGGTCACCGGCGGCGACATTATCCGCAAGCGTGTCACCTACGTCAAGCTGCAGAACACCTATGGCGGCGTGGCCGTGACCCTCGCCGACTGGCTCGGGAAGTACATCTACCCGGACGGCTCCCCAGACACCAAAGCCCTCGTTATCGCCGTTGAAGAGCGCACCACGACCGAACTCCCGACGATCTACCTCGAGTTCGACGGCGCCGTCCCTCCGATCACCGCAAACACCGTCATCCGCGTCTCCGGCACCGGCCTGGCCGCGCAGGTCTACGCCGATCCGAATGACTTCACGGGCACGTCCCTTTTCTACGGAGTCAACAGCGGCGTCTACTACATCGACGGGTACTTCTGCATGATCCCGGCGTCGAGCATCATCGTGCAGAAGTACGGCGACAAGCCGACGGGCTCTCTTGGGTTCGTCTACACCACGCCCGTGGTGACCGCCGATGATGACGAAAACCTCCTCGATCCCGCGAGGAACTCCCGCAACTGGAGCGCTCCGGGCGCAGACCGGCTCGTGATGAGGGTCGAGCTCAAGTTCTTCTCCGAGGGTGACGAGCAGCCCGATAACTTCGTTAAGCTCGTCGAGCTCGTCAACGGCGAAACAACTGAGCAGAAGAACGTCCCAATCTACAGCGACCTGGCACGCGAGTTCGCTCGCCGCACGTACGACGAGTCCGGCAGCTACACCGTCAGGGCGTTCAAGGCCACGGCCCGAGACCACATCGGCGTCAAGCTCATTAGCATCACGCACGACGGCCCGGCCTACGCTCACAAGTTTCACGCGAAGACGGCAACGAAGCATGACTTCAAGCCCGGTGATCGCGTTACGATCTCGGGCGTGACCGGCGCCGATGCCTCTATCTACAACGGCACATTCACCGTTGAGCTCGTCGAGGACTACCAGATCACCGGCTCGCTGTCCGCGGTCCCAGTCGCGGATGCCACGATCGGCGACATGGTTGCCAGCAAGACTGACTGGGCCACGGCCGAGATCTCGCCCGGCAAGGCGTACGTCTTTGGGTACGAGTACGAGACGATCGCCAATAACTATGTGGACTTCCCGCGCGCTCGGTCGACCGCCGTCGGCCAGAACTACTCGATCTCGGCGTCCTACGGGAACTACGTCACCGCGCAGCTCGTCGGCTGGATCAACCCGAACACTGGTGATCCGAAGAACATCCTCGACGCGACCGACTCCGTCATCGGGACCTGCCGCGTCATCTCAATCAAGCACCACTCCGGAACTCCCGGGTCGGGCGCCGCGCGATACCGGCTGTACCTCGCCGATGTCCGTATCACCGCCCCGGGTAAGAGCTTCGACGACGCGCGCAAGATCGACGACACGGCGCTGGGTGTGAGCGGAGGCGAGGCAATCCTCGACCTTTCCGGTTCCAAGCCAGTCATGGTCAACTCGTCCCTGAACGGCCTCGTGTTCCGAGTCCCTGAGGAGGCGGTGAAGACGCTCATGCCGGGCGGCGTGCTCGACACGAGCTTCACGACGCTCCTTGAGTTCAATGGGGTCGTGTCTGGGCCGAACAACGAGGTGTCGTTCAGCGTCACCGGCGATCGCCAGTTCATCGGCCCGATCGGGGTTGACTTCGCGGGCACGGACATCGCGAACACGAACTTCATCTGCTTCCGGGCGGGCGCCAGCGGCGTCCTCAATCCGACGTACGTGTTCATCGACCCGAGCACGAAGCAAGTCACGCTCCAATTCGCGGGTGTCGGTGTCACCGCCGTGAAGGCGTTCATTGCAGTCTCGGAGCGGAATCTCGCGGCCAAGACGAAGACGATCACGTCAGGCCAGAAGGTCATCAACTACACCGACGCTTCGACGGTGTTCAGCCTTGAAGTCCCGGACGTGTTCGAGATCACGAGCATTACCGACGGGGCGAACGAGTATAAGTCGAGTTTCACCCTCGACACCGGGATGCGCCCGGCATACTACGACCACTCGTCGATCGTTAGGACGGGGGCGAACCTTCCGGTCCCCAATGGGACGCCGCTCACGGTTCACTACCGCCGGTTTGCCCACAGCGGCACCGGCTACTTCAGCGCAGACTCCTACTCCGGTATCCCGTACGAACTCGTCCCGTCGTTCACCGACGCGAACACCGGCAAGCGCTCGCGCCTGACTGACTGCCTCGACTTCCGCCCGGTGCGCGCCGGCGCGGGCACCACGTACTCGAATGCCGAGATCCCGATCGCCGACACGTCGATCACCGCGGACATCGAATTTTACCTCCCGCGCCGGGATCGCATCGTCCTGACCGCGGGCGGAGAGTTCAAGGTGATCCAGGGGACTCCGAGCCTCAATCCGCTCCTCCCGGCCGAGCCGGCGAATGCGATGACGCTCTACGAGACGTACGTCCGGGCGTACACGCACGACGTGGTCAAGGACGTCGACCTCAAGTTCATCGAGAACAAGCGGTTCACGATGCGCGACATCGGGAAGCTCGAGAAACGGATCGACCGCCTCGAGTACTACACGACCCTGTCGCTCCTCGAGCTCTCCACGACCGGCCGGCCCGTCGTCGACGCTAACGGACTCGACCGCTTCAAGAACGGGTTCCTTGTCGACGAGTTCGCCGGCCACAAGATCGGCGACGTGTACAGCGGTGACTACCGGTGCTCGATCGACCCCGGCAACCGCGAGCTTCGGCCGGCGTTTCTGACGGCCAACGCGAAGCTCTCGTACACCCCGGCGTCCTCGTCCGCGTTCCAGGTCGGCAACTCCGAGACGGGCTTCTTCCTGACGCTCCCGTTCGACGAGGTCATGTTCCTCGACCACCCGAACGCGACGAAAGCCGAGTCCGTCAACCCGTACCTAGTCATCGACTTCCGCGGCAGCCTCACGTGCAACCCGCCCAGCGACGACTGGATGGACACCACGCGTTCACCGGCCGTCAACGTCGACCTTACTGGCGACCTCGACGCGTGGAACTATATGGTCAACGCGGTCAACGCCTCCGTTGCCCCGGGGTTCGGGACGCAGTGGAACGACTGGCAGACGACGTGGACAGGCGTCGACACGAACATCTCGACAACCGACGGTACCCGGGGGCGCGGCAACCTAGTCGAGGTCGTGCGCACGACCACGACGACCACCACGACGACCAGGAACCAGGTACGTACCGGTACCCAGACGTCCCTCGGCGTTACGGAGGTCACCCAGAGCCTCGGCGACAGGGTCGTCGACGTCAACCTCTCATACTTCATGCGCGAGGTCGACATCGCGTTCACCGGGGCCGGCCTCCGCCCGAACACGAACCTCCACGTATTCGTCGACGACACTAAGGTGAATGACCAGGTGACCCCCGAGGCCGGCTACGAGCCGACGACCGAGGGCTGCATCCGCACCGACGCCTCGGGGTTCGTCCGCGGGCACCTGCACATCAACGAGGGGCAGTTCCGGACCGGCGAGCGGGTGATCATGCTCATCGACGAGCCGAACAAGGTCGTCGCCAATGCCAGCACCTACGCTTCCTACGTGTTCCCGTCGTCTGGGCTCAGCGTCACGAAGCAGGACACGATCGTATCGACCCGGCAGCCGGCCATCATTTCCAGTCAGGTGACCGATACCCGCGTGGTCCGAGACGTCGTGAGCGAGTCGACGTCGGAGGTCGTCCGCGTCTTTCAGATTGACCCGCTCGCCCAGACCTTCTGGATCTCGAGAGAAGCGTACCCGTTTGGGGTCTTCATCACCTCGATCGACCTGTTCTTCCGCCGGAAGCCGGCAGACGACACGCACACGGTCTTCATCCAGATCCGGCCGACGGTCAACGGCTACCCGCACGCCTCGAAGATCATTCCGATGTCCGAGGTGCACCGGCTCGCGTCCCAGGTAGCTATCCCGACGACGACCGACGACATCGCGAGCATCCGCTCGGCTCCGACGACCTTCTCCTTCCCGGTCCCGATCTACCTCGAGCCAGGTCAGGAGTACGCAGTCGTCGTGCTTTCCAACAGTTCTGAGTACGAGGCCTATATCGGCGAGATCGGCGAGAAGGTGTTCGGTACCAACAAGATCCTTGCCCAGCAGCCGAGCCTCGGGTCGCTCTTCAAGTCCCAGAACTCCCGGACATGGACGGCCGTGCAGACCGAGGACCTGATGCTCCGGATCCGCCGGGCGTCGTTCAACACAGGCTCGGTCGCGAGCGTCGTGTGCCAGAACGTCCACGACCAAACGATCCGCGCGAACCTCGTCCGGGTCCAGGACGCCGTGCTCAACTTCGAGCCCGCGACTTCCGTCACCCGCGAGTACCGTATCAAGGACGCCGGCACGGGGTCGATCCCGGCAGAGTGGACTCCGCTCCAGCCAGACGCGAACAACTACTTCCCGTCCGAGAAGCTTCTCGACGCGAACGGCACGTTCCTGACCAGGACGACCCTTTCGACGACTCGCGACGATGTCGCGCCGCTCATGGATCTTACCAAGAATAGCGCGATCTTCGTCCACAATCTCATCAACGACGATGACACGGGCGAGGACGGGACCCACGGCGGCAACGCGCTCGCCCGTTACCTGACTCGCCGGGTCACGCTGGCTGACGACTTCGTCACCGACTACATGGAGGTGATCCTCGACGTCAACCAGCCCGCCGGCACGGACATAAAGGTCTACTACAAGAGCGTGTCGCCGGACGATCCGACTCCCCTCGACCAGCGCCCGTGGGTGGAGATGACCAGGAGCACGACGCAACAGATTATCAGCGGGAACGCGGATGACTTCCGCGAGGTCAAGTTCGTTCCAGTCGGTGGTACGATGAGCTACATCTCCAACGGCATCACCTACCCGTACTCTCAGACATACGCGATCAAGATTGTGATGCTCAGCGGCAACACCTCGATTGTCCCTCGTGTACGTGACATGCGCGCCATTACCGCAGTTCCAGCGTGAGGTGACGGAGTGACACACCTTAAGATAAAGGGGCGGCCGGATCTCGTCAGGGATCCGGTGTCCAAGGCGATCCTCGTCCGGCCGAACTCCGAGTACGAGGCGTATCGGAAGCGCAGAGAGCGAGAAGCGGCCAAGGAGACCGAGATCAACGATCTCCGCTCGGAGGTCGCCGAGTTGAGGAACCTGGTGAAAAAACTGCTGGAGGACAGGGGTGGCTAACAATAACATCGATGTCGCGACGACGCTGAGCGGTGCGAACGCCCTGGAGCAGGTTCAGGTCACCGACAAGTGGCAGAAATTCATGGACGTCCTCAACGCGACCTCGTCAAAGGTCGACTCGCTGGTGAACAGCATTCGCCAGCTCGAGGACATCATCGGGATCCCGCTCAATCGCCTGAACACATCGGTCAAGGCCGACATCATCACGGCAATCAACAGCGCGATCGATGACCGAGACTTCGTTGCCCTTATGGGCGACCTGCAGCAGCTCTCGACCACGACGAAAGCGAATTTCGTCGAGGCGATCAACGAGATTGCAGCGAGCAAGCTCGACGAGTCGTCGGTCAGCGACTACATGCAGGGTCTGCTCGCGCTCGCGGACCGCAACGCTCTTGTCACGGCGATCTCTCCGCTCGGGATCTCGAACGTGTCCGGCCTCCAGGCCGCGCTCAACGCGAAGGCCTCGCTCGCAGCTCTCGACGAGAAACAGAGCATCTCCGAGCGGAACCAGGCGAACGGGTACGCAGGTCTCAACTCCGAAGGCAAGATCCCGTCGGCCCTCCTCCCTCCGACGACCGTGTCCGACGTGTTCGTTGCTGAATCGGAGGCCGAGATGCTCTCGCTCGTCTCGGCGGGCCAGGGTGATGTCTGCGTCCGAAACGACATCGCGAAGAACTTTATCCTCAAGGAGAACGATCCGACAGTCCTCGAGAACTGGGTGGAGATGGCCACCCCCGCCCAGGCGGTCTCGTCCGTCGCGGGGAAGACCGGCGCAATCGCGCTCGCGATATCGGACATCGACGGACTCACCACGGCCCTCAGCGGGAAGGCGCCGACCGCGCACACTCACGCGATCTCCGACGTGTCCGGCCTCCAGACCGCGCTCGACGGGAAGGCGCCGACCGCGCACACCCACACGATCGCGAACATCACGAATCTGCAGACCACCCTCGACGGCAAGATGAACGTCGCCGGCGGCACGTTTACCTCGACCGTCACGTTCACGGGCGGGCAGACGTGGACGACGTCGGGGTACGTCGCGAGCCCGCAGATCGGGACGAACCAGGCCATCCGATGGAATAAGGGGTTGCGGTCTCACGCGATCGGCGTCACCGTCGACACGAACAGCACGTGGCAGGTCGTTCGCAGTGCCGAGGACGACAACACCGCCACCGCGACATCCCTCATGAGCGTCGACGTGAACGGCAACTTCGCGACTCTCGGCAACATGACGGCGTTCTCGGACATCCGCCTCAAGGCCGACATCACCCCGATCGAGGGAGCCCTCGACATCGTGTCGAAGCTGCGCGGCGTCCGGTACACTCGGAAGGACATCGGCGGGAGGCATGTCGGTCTGATTGCCCAGGAAGTCATGAACGTCCTTCCAGAGGTCGTCCACCTCCACAAGGTCCAGGGCCAAAATGATACATACGCGGTCAACTACGGGGCAATCGTTGCCGTGCTCATCCAGGCTGTCAATGAGCTTTCGGAGAAGGTCAGGGCGCTTGAGGCTGGCCGCGATAAATAATATGCCCAAGGAATAACATCAAAATGAAAGCCGAGTTCTCGAACCATCTTATCAACGGCAGCTTCGCTTCTCTCGGGGCCTCGGTCAACTACCTCTGGTCAGTGTATAACCGTCGTATAAAGTTTCGCTTCGTGTCGTTCGTCGCCTTCGCCGCGTTCGGCCTGTTTCTCGGAGTAGCCATTGGGAGCTTCATCCCGGAGGGGTTCGCTTACAGAGACGGCCTTCTCCTCCTCTGCGGCTTCGCACTCCGACCGATCTTCGACATCATCGAGAACAAGCTCCCGGACGTCCTCCTCCAGCGCATCAGCCTAACGCTGAACGGCGAAGCGGGGCGCTGCAAGGACCGGGAGGATTAAGTGGCTGAGTGGCTCCCAGTCACGATCACCCGTAGAATCTTCGCCGGGGTCGACTTCGACATCTCCACTTGCGCGAAGAAGCGCGACGGGAGTGACCCAATCGACGCCGACTTCGAGGGGTGGGTCGTGTCGGCTGACTTCCGCCGCGACCCGCGGAGTCCGGACGACAGCCCCGAGACGTTCGTCCCAGTTGTCACCAGGACCGGCGCCGTCCTGAACGCCCACGCGACTGCTGAGCAGACAGCAAACCTTAAATCGGGCCGCGCCCTCCTTCGGGTGTACGCGACACGCGGCGACGCCAAGGAGCTCCTCGTCAGGGCGACCGTGTACGTAGACGACTCGAGGGAGATCTGACGTGGCTGCTGCAGCTCTGAACTCCAGGGAAGATCTCAAGAAGTACTGCCGAAAGATGCTCGGCGAGCCGGTCGTGAAGGTGGACCTCACCGACGAGCAGCTCGAAGACGCAATCGAGACTGCGGTGGAGCTCTTCAACGAGTACCACCACGAGGCGGCTGATCACGTTTATCTGGCCTATGAGATGACGGAGCAGGATGCCGCGAACAAGCACCTCACGCTACCGAACATTGTGAGCGACGTGGTGCGTGTGGTCGACTTCAACGACGGCGCGGCCCTCGGGTGGTCGTCCCTCGGATCGAGTCTCTCGCCGATTAGCGGGTACCGCCCGATCGGGTTCGCCTTTGGCGGATGGGTCGCCGGCGGCTACGGTAGCCTGGACCCGTCTGCAGGCACAGGTTTTCCGAACTTTGCCATGATGAGGCTGCTCGACGTCCAGGCGGCCGAGTCAGACATGCTGTACCCGGAGATCCCGATCCGGTACAACCGGTACTCGCGGAAGCTCTACTTCGACGCCCACCCGTCGCGGATCACCCCCGGCAAGGTCATCGCCGTTGAGTGCTTCATTCCGCTGACGGCATCGGACGGTCCGGTGTGGAACGACTTCTGGCTGCGCAACTATGCGACGGCATGTGCCGGCGTCGCGTGGGGGTCGAACTACCAGAAGTTCGGCAACATCCAGCCGTTCGGTGGTAACACGACCCTCCAGGCGACGGAGATCCTCGAGCGTTACGAGGCGATGAAGGAGAAGCTCGAGCAGGAGCTCTACGAGAACTACACCTCCTACGTCCCGTTCATTGTGGGGTGATCTGGTGGCCACGAACCCTTATGTCAGCATCAATGACCGCGGCCACGAGGGCGAGTGGCGGCTGCGCGAGTCGCTCGCGGCTGAGTCGATCCAGTTCGAGGGGACCGACTTGGTCTACATCCCACGGAAGTGGGTGACGACCGACGACATCCTCCAGGAGATCGTGATGTCGCGCTTCGACCGCGGATACGTGATCGAGGGGGTCATCAGCGGCATGGAGCAGCTCGTCGAGAACGCCTTCATGCTGAACAACCTCAACATCATGGGGCTTACGACGATCGAGGTCACGATCGCCAAGGCGAGGTT